TCAGTCCGGGCGAAAGCGCCCCCCGACCCGGTTCGGCGGCGGCGCGCCGGCATGGCCGAAGTTGAAGGCCAGCACCTCGAGCCAGCGATAGAGCCGCCCCGCCGGGCCGTCGTCGCGCGGCGTCGGCGTGGCCGCCACGATGATCGAGGCCGCGGTGCTCAGCACGCAGGCCGCCAGCAGCGCGTCCAGCGCCGCCGCCCCCAGCGCCGCAAGCGTCATGGCGCCGCTCCGCCGCTCGCGCGCGCCTCACACCGCATCGGGGACCGTCAGCGTCAGGTGGTGGATGGCGATGCGCAGCTGCCCGCCGGCGAAGTCGCCGCCCTCGGGCGTCAGGCGCAGCGGCGTCGCCTGCGGATAGGCCAGCGGCCCGCCGCAGCCCGCCGCCGCGGCGGCGTTGAGCGCCGTCGGCAGCCCCGCGCCATAGCGCGTCGGCGCCCCGGCCACGCCCAGCGACCAGCCCGTGACGCCGCCGATGGCCCCGATCACACGCGCGGTCACGCCCATCACGATCGCGCCCGCCGGGATCAGCCCCGCCGTATCCTGCGCCCCGCCCGGCGCGATGGCGTGATCGAATTGCAGCACGCTCATCTGCGCGCCGCCGGCCGCCGCCGCCGGAACCGACCACACGCCCCAGGCGAACACCGCGTCCAGCCCCTCGTCGGCGACGAAGGCCCGCCAGCCCGTCCTCGGGGTGACGAAATCCCAGCCGCCATTGACGAAGACGGCGATGTCGCCGTCGCGCCCCGCCCAGTCGCCCGAGGCGCCGGCCGGCACGATGTAGCGGTCGCCCTCGGCCGCCCCCGCCGGCGGGGACATGACCGCGCGGCTTTCCACCGCCAGCATGAAAAGCGAATCGAGGCGCGTCAGCGCCTCGTTCACCGTCACGTGCTTCTGCGCCTGACCGGCGGCCAGAAGCGGCAACGAGAGATTTGCCGTCTCAACCACTGAGCGTCGCCTTTCCTTCGATTCCAGGACCAAAGGCTTCCGAGATCTGCGCCACGCCGAAGCTCACCCCGGCAAGGCCGCCCCCGAAGCCGTCCGCCGCCTGCATGGCGACGTCGTAGACGAAGCCGGGGCCGTCGGCCTCGACCTCGCGCGCCACGGCGCCGTCGGGCGCGTAGACCCGCACCCGGTAGCGCTCGAACGCCTCGTCCAGCGGCGTCTCGCCGTCGGACCAGGCGTCGATGTCGCGGCGCGAGCGCCGCACCCAGCTCAGCGCCACGTCTCCGCCCGCCGTCAGCTCGGCGCGCAGATGCGCCGGCGCCCAGGGCCGCAGCCCCGTGGCCTGGTGCGTCCACACGGCGTGCTGGAAGCTGTCGTCGTTCAGGTCCCGCCCGCTCGGGCCGATGCGGTAATGCCGCTCGAGCCCGCGCGGCGCCTCGAACGCCGCCAGCTGCTCGCCCAGCATAACCAGCACCGCCCCCGCCGGGGCCGGATCGCCGATCAGCGCCTCGGTGCCGCCAAGCCCGCGCAGAAAGCCCGAGAGCTCGTATTCCCCCGGACCGACCAGCGCCGCCTCGCGGAACTGAAGCAGCTCCCACTGCCCGTCGGCGGCCGCCAGCGCCGCCAGATTGGCGCCGTTGAACACCGCCAGCTCGTCGGCCGACAGCAGCTCGCCCGACAGCATCTTCACCCGCACGCGCGCCCCCCGGCTCCAGCGCCAGGGCTGCGAGGCCGGAAGCGGGTCCACGAGCCGCGCCACCGTCGAAGGCCGGCGCAGCCGCGCGGCGAAGGCGTAGCCCTCGTCGCGGTCCGAGGCGTAGATGCTGACCGAGCCGGGCCAGTTGGCCGACCAGGCCGCCAGATACGCCTCGGTCTCGGACCCGCCGAAGCGCGCGAAGGGCACGTCCAGCAGCCGGAAGGCCGGCGGCGTGGGCGCGTCGCTTCCGGGCAGCGGCGCGCCGGGGTCCGAAGACACCGGCCGCGCCCCCAGCGCATAAAGCGCGCCGTCCACGCGCGTGGCCTCGATGCGCCGCGCCACGCCGTCGGCGATGCGCTCGATGCGATACTCGGCCCCGCCCGCGTCCAGCAGCCGCACCACGTCGCCGGGCTCGAGCGCAAGGCGCGAAGGCGGCAGCGAAAAGCGCGCCGTCTCGCGCCCCGCCGCCGTCTCGAGCGCCCAGCGCTCGGCGATGCGCCGCGCCGTCGCCCGCGTCAGCGCCAGCGGCAGCTCCGAGCCCTGCACCCCGAGCGCCCCGCTCTCGGGCGAGCGGATCTCCTCGGCGCCCGCCAGGTAGTCGGCGTCGCCGCGAAGATAGCCGATGCGCACGTCGCGCAGCGCCTCGCCCTCGGGCGCGCGGACCAGCTCGAACGGCGCGCCGCCCGAGGGGTCCTCGACCAGATCGCCCGAGGCCAGCTCGGCGCGCGGCGCGCCGCCCCGCATCACGAAGCGCAGCCGCCCGCCCGTCTCGTAGGCGTCGAAGGCATAGGCCAGCATCAGCGACTGAAGCGCCTCGCGCGCGCTGGCGGTGCGCTCCTGCACGAAGCCGTCCACGATCGCGTGCAGCTCCGAGGCGTCGGCCTCGGTCACCCCCGCGCGGTCGCAGATCTCGGCCACCACCTCGGCCAGCGAGGCGCCCGCCGTGCGCCCGTCCAGCCAGTGGCCGAGCTCGTGATTGGCGCCGTCCGACCAGATGTCCGAGCGGGACGGGAATTCGGGCCAGGGCCGCGCGTCCCACGTCCAGACATAGACGTTGTCGAGGTCGAGCATCGGCCCGCCATACACGTCCGAGACCGGGTTGTTCGCCGGGTCGGACCAATGGCGCGCCGCCGCCTGCAGCATGCGCCGCTGGATCAGGTCGTCGCGCGTGCCCTTCGAGTAGCGCGGCAGCGCGTTCTCCGAGGATTTCGGGTCCACGAACACGTTGGGCTGGTTCGTGCCCTTGTCCACGGCCGGACAGCCGATCTCGGTCAGCCAGATCGGCTTCATGCGCGGCCGCCAGGGCGTGCGCGCCGCCGAGCGCACGCCGTCGACGCGGTTGCGATGCGCCTTCGACCACCAGCTGAGCAGGTCCTTGGGCCGCCAGATCCAGTCCTCGCCATGGGCGCCGTCGACGATCGGCGTGCGGATCTGCGCGTCGCGGTCCGCCTCCGAGGCGTAATACCACTCATACCCCTCGCCCGCGGCGAAGCGGCTGCTCAGATAGTCGAGGTCGTAGATCGAGCGCGCCTCGCGCGCGTCGAGATGATCCTCGCCGTCGCGCCAGTCGGTGAGGGGCATGTAGTAGTCGACGCCCACGAAGTCGATCGCCTCGTCGGCCCAGAGCGGGTCGAGGTGGAAGATGCGGTCGCCGTTCGAGGGCTGATGGCCGAAATACTCGGACCAGTCCGCGGCATAGCCGATCTTCGTCTGCGGGCCCAGCACCGCGCGCACGTCGCGCGCAAGGCGGCGCAGCTCCTCGACGGCGGGGTAGCTCTCGCGGCCCGAGCGGATCTGCGTCAGCGAACGCAGCTCCGAGCCGATGCAGAACGCATCCACCCCGCCCGCCGCCTTGCACAGATGCGCATAGTGCAGGATGAAGCGGCGCATGCGCCATTCGTCGGGCCCCGAATAGATCACCTGATCGCCCGACAGCTCGAAATCCTCGGGCTCGGCGTCGCCGAAGAAAGCCTGCGCCTCGACCTCGGCGAAGGGCGTCATGTCGGTCGTGCCCGGCACGTCGGGCGCGCGGTTGGTGGTGATGCGCCCGCGCCAGGGATAGGCGGGCTGCTCCTGCGACGGATTCCACGGGTCGGTCAGCCCGTTGCCCGCGGGAATGTCCATCAGGATGAAGGGGTAGAACATCACCCGCAGCCCGCGCGCCTTCATCTCGCGGATGAAGCGCACCACCGAGGCGTCCGAGGGCGTGCCGCCGAACACGGGCCGGCCCTGCTCGTCGCGCCCGATCAGATGCGCGCCGGCGCGGTCGGTCCCGCCCGCCGACCAGGGCTCGGGCGCGGTTTCGGCCTCGGCGTTCTCGACGCCCGGGCGCAGCTCGCACTGCTCGGCGCGCAGATCCGTCCCGAACCAGCTCACGACCAGCGACACCGAACGGCAGGCGGGCAGCTCGGTCTCGAGCTGATCGAGCGAGACCAGCGCATCCGCCTTGCCCGACGAGGTGTTCACGTTCACGTAGCGCTCATCGCCCTCGTCGCGGATCTCGCGCACGGGGATGGTGTCGTAGACGAACTCGCCCGTGCCCGGCGACATGGCCACCGCCCGCACCACCTCGCGCAGCGGCAGGCCGTCCTCGCCGGTCGGCACCGCCCCGGGGCGCGGCTGGCGGAACACCTCGACGTTGATCTGCGGCATGCGGTTGCCGAAGGAGCCCACGGGCAGGTCCTCGAACACCAGATAGGCGACGCCGCGATAGGCGGGGGCCTCGCCCTCGACCGCCTCGATCAGCGGGTCCGGGCCCTGGCTCTCGTCGCCCTTGTGCAGCCGCCAGGAGATCGCCTCCATGTCCAGCGGCTTGCCGTCGGCCCAGACCCGGCCGATGCGCTCGATGGGGCCTTCGCACAGCGCGACGGCGAAGCTGATGGTGTAGCTGTATTCGCTGACCGTCGGCCCGCCGCCCTTGCCGCCGCCGCGCCGGGCGACGTGCTCCTTGAAGCGGGTGGACCAGATGACCTGCCCCGCCACGCGCATGCGGCCCTGAACGCGCGGGATCGGCGCGCCCTCCTGCGAGGTCTGGATCCGCAGCGTCGAGGCCTTGCCCCGCGCCACCGCCTCGGACCCCGAGCCCAGAACCTTCTGGTCGATCAGCCCGCCGACGATCGCGCCCGCAGCCTGCCCGATCGTCGCCGCGCCCACGCCAAGAACCGCGCCGCCCGCGGCGCCGCCCAGCGCCGCGCCCGCCGCGGCCAGAACCAATGTCGCCATGTGCTTACCTCGGAAACCGGAAAGCCGCCGCGATGCGCCGCCGCCAGGATGGACCCAGCGACGATTCCACCACGCCGCGGCCGCTGTAGGCGTGGATCATGCGCGGCTCGCCCTCGCCGCCCATGCAGGTCAGAATGCCCAGATGCTTGGCCGGCGCCGTGCGCCGCATCCGGAACAGCAGAACGTCGCCCGCCCGCGCCTCTTCGGGCGCAAGCGGCGTCATGTGCCGCGCCGCCGCGCGCCACAGCCGCTCGTCGCGGCTGGGCTCGGACCAGTCGGGGCTGTAGGGCGGCGGCGCCTCGGGCTCGGGGCCGATCACCTCGCGCCAGACGCCGCGCACCAGACCCAGGCAATCGGCCCCCGCCCCGCGCAGGCTGGCCTGATGGCGATAGGGCGTGCCCAGCCAGCCGCGCGCCGCGGCGACGATGGCCGCGGCGCGCGCGTCAACGAAACAGGGATCCGCCGTCATGATCTTCCTCCGAGCCCGGATAGCCCGCCGCCCAGTCCTCGCCGGGCATGTGCGGAAAGCCGCGAAAGCGCGTCAGATTGGCGAACTTGTCGCGGCAGGTCGCCGCGCTCTTGTCGCAGCCGGGATAAAGGTCGAACGCATCGCCCGCCGAGGGCGCGGCCGCCGGCGCCTTCCACAGCTCGATCTCGACCCCGCCCGAGCGCCGCGCAAAGCCCAGGACCGACTCGGTCCGGCCCGCATTCGCCCCGGTCCGCCAGACCAGGCGGCCCAGCGCATACCAGCCCTCGGGATGGGCGTCCGCATCCTCGAAGCCGGCGACGCGCAGCCGCCGCCCGTCAAGGACCGCAAGCACCGAGCCGGCCGCCGCCGTCAGCGTCACGCCGCAGCGCGCATCGCCCAGCTCGGCGTCGCACGAGCGCAGATAGACCCGCCCCATCGGCCGGTTGAGCGCATCGGACAGCCCCGTGAACTCGACCTCGAAGGCCTGGGCGCCGCGCCGGATCTCGCCCACGCGGCCGGCGAAGGCGACCATGCGGTTCTCGGGCGCGGTCCAGTCCACCAGCCACTGCGTGACGCGCGCGCCGTCGTAAAGGCCCAGCGCGATGTCCTCTTCGGTGATGGCGTCCGAGCGCAGCGCGCCCGTCGCCTCCATGTTGTCCACGCTCAGCCCCAGGCTGCGCTCGAGCTCGGTGCGCGTGAACCCCGTCTCGGGCGCGAAGTCGATGCCCTCGAAGGACAGCGGCAGGTCGTGATCGGTGAACCCCAGCACGACCCCGTCGCGCCGCTCGATGGCCCAGCACCGGCACAACGTCGTGACGCCGCTTTCCAGCGCGGCGTCGATGGCAGGCGTCAGCTCGCGCATCAGACACGCACCTCCACAACCGGGATCGAGGGGATCTCGCCCGCCTCCATCGCCGTCAGGCTGATCTCGATGCGCTCGGTGTCGAAGCGCACCGGCACGTCGAACTCGAACCCCGCCGTCACCAGCGCGCCGGGGGCGGGGGGCGAGGCGAAGGTGACCACGCCCGTGGTCGGATCGACCGAGACGTCCGTCCGCTCGATCCCGTCCACCGCCACGCGCACCGTGCCGGCCACGGGCTTGCGGATCGGGCGCACATAGGTCTGCGCGTCCGAGGCGTAGCTCTTGGTCAGCTGGAACGAGACCGCCGCCCCGTCGCCCACCCCCAGCGTCTGGTCGGTGGGCGCGGGCGCGGCCGAGGGAGCGCAGGACTTCCAGTCGATCCAGTCCTTCCACCGGAAGCCATGCAGCGGCCCCATGCGCGCCTCGAAGAAGGCCAGCACCTCGTGCAGATCGTCCAGCGAGCTCAGCCCCATGCCCGCATCGTAGCGCCGGCGCGAATGCGCCCAGGCGGCGTTGCGCTGCTCGTGGCCGTTGGCCAGCGTCACGATCTCGGTCCGCCGCTCGGGACCGCCCGTGGACCCGACCGACAGCCGCGTCGGGAACCGCACCTCATGAAAGCTCATCGGGCCCTCCTCGTCCTGCCGCGGCGCGCGCGGCTCACTGATGCCTCTGACCCGCGCGCACCGCGCGGGCGATCTGCGCGGCCACCTGCGCGCGCGAGCGGCGGAAGCTTTCGGCGTCCTGCGTGGTGATGTTGACCGTCACCCGCGCGCCGCCTCCGCCGCCCGCCGCCGCCACGCCCAGCCGCCCGTCGGCGCCGCGGCGCAGCGGCAGGATCGCCTCGGGCCCCGCCTCGCCCATCAGCCCGGTCCCGCCGCGCATGGGGAACATGGTCGGCCCCTCGACCACGCCCCCGCCGGCAAAGGCCCTCACCCGCCCGGCCGAGAACGCGCCGCCGTCGGCGAACAGGCTCATCCCGCCCAGCAGGCCGCCCAACCCCTTGGTCAGCGCGCCGCCGATGCCGTCGGCCACCGCCCCCTGCACCGGACGCACCGCCGAGTCGAACACCCGTCCGGCCAGATCGCGCCCCAGCTGACGCAGCACGTCCGAAGCCTGCGCCCCGCCGAACATCAGCCGATCGAACGCGCCGCGCAGCGAGCCGCCGAGGGTGCTCGACAGGCTGCGCGCCTGCTCGCTCGAGGCGCGCATCTCGGCGCGCACCCGCCGCATCTCCTCGCGGAAGGTCGAGGCGCCCTCGGCCGCCCCCCGCAGATCCTCGAAATCGCCCATGCTCACTCCTGCTTCTCACCCGGCGCCGCGTCCGGAAAACGCGCGCGCAGCCGCTCGAGCGCCTCGCGGCTCATCGGCCGCGCAAAGCGCCGCCGCCACGGGGCCGCCGCCGCTTCCAGCTCGCGCGGGGTCATCGACCAGAACGCCTCGGGCGCCAGGCGCAGCTCGCCCAGCCCCAGGCGCATCAGCCCCGCCCAGTCCACCCGGGACCCGGCGCCGGCGCTCATCCCATCTCCTCCAGCGGCGCGAAGGTCGCCTCGAGCAGCCGCGCCGCCGCGCGCGCCGCGCCGTGCACGCCGCCCTCGATGCGCATCGCGCCCACCTCCTGGTCGCCGATGGACGCGCCCGCGCCGCGCAGCCCCGCGCCGATCAGACGCAGCAGATCGGCGGCCGAGAAGCTGCCCTCCTCGAAGCGGCGCGCCAGCCCCACCAGCCCCTCGGCGCCCAGCGCCGCCTCCAGCTCGGCCAGCGCGCCCAGCGTCAGGCGCATGACGTGCGGGTGCCCGTCCAGAACGATCTCGACCTCGCCGCGCGCAGGATTGGCCATGGCTCAGATCCCCGCGAAGGTCAGCGCGCCGGCCGAGGCCAGGGCGACCTCGTAGACCGCCTCGCCGTCATGCTGGCCCGAATATTCCAGCGCCGTGATCTGGAACGGACCCGAGATGCGTCCGAAATCGGGCACGATCACCTCGCAGTCGGCGATCTCGCCGTTGAAGAACAGCTCGCGCATGCGCGCGTCGGTGGCGTCGTCCAGGAACACCCCCGAGCCGTTCACCGCCGCCGAGCGCACCCCCGCCCCGGCCAGAAGCTCGCGCCAGCGATCGGTCGAGCCGACATTGGTCACATCCACCGTCTCGGCGTTGAACGAGATGCGCGTCGCGCGCAGCCCCGCCACCGTCCGATACGCCGTGCCGTCATGGATCTTGAGCAGCAGATCCTTGCCCTTTTGAGCCGCCATTTTCGTTTCCTTGCCGTTGGTTACTTGTGAACCCTGAAGCGGAATCGCAGGTCGATCCGGCGCCGCCCGTCGCTCAGCCGCCGTGTGCGCGCCGACAGGAACTCGACCATCGCCACGCGCCCCTGCGCCAGCGGCGGCGGCGCCTCGGTCAGCGCCTCGCTGATCGCCGCGCCGATGCGCTTGGCCTCGGCGAAGCCCTCGCCGCGCGCGTGAACCGAGATCGTCAGATCATGCACCGCGCCCTCCAGCCCGCCGGCCGACCAGGCCTCGGCCTCTTCGTCGCCAAGCGTGACGTAGGGCAGGTCCGAGGCGTCGGGGGCGGCGGCGTGGGGCGGCGCGTCATAGACGCGGCCGTCGATCAGCCCGACCAGCTGCGGCGCGTTCGCCAGCGCCTGCCACACCCCCTCCTGCAAGACGAGAGACAGCGCGTAAGTCATTGTTCGGCCTCTTCATCCGCCCAGCACAACAGGTAGCGGCCGCGCGCATCCGCCTCGGTCACCGCACGGATGCGGAAAACGCGGCCATCCTCGCGCAGGCGCTGGTCCGCGCGCGGCCGCGCCGCCGAACCCATCGGCGCCGCGCGCACGAGGATCCGGTGCGAGACGCGCGACAGGGCCCGCCCGCCCTCGTCCAGCTCGCGCCCGGCGCGCGCGCGCACCGCCGCCCACAGAACGCCCAGCTCGCGCCATGCGCGCGTCCAGCCGCCCGCCCCGTCGGGGGCGCGCACCTCTTCCTCCAGCGTCAGGCGGCGATTGAGCACCGGCGCCAGGACCGTCTCGCGCGCCCAGCTCACAGCCGCACCCTCCGGTAAGGCGCCAGCAGCGCCTGCACGCCCATCGGGGCGGCGCGCATGCTCATGGCCGCGACGTGCCGCTGCTCGTGGAAATGGGCGGCGAGCATCATCGCCGCCTGGCGCAGATCGGCGGGAACCTCGTCCCACGAGGCGCCGTAGCCGGCGTCGAACTCGACCTCGATCGCGCCGCCGCAGGGAATGCCCGGCAAAAGCCCGCCGCCCGCGCCCGTCAGGGCGGGCGCGTGCGCGTCCTCGATCAGCGCAAGGCGCGCAAGGTCCAGCGCCGACGCGGCGCCGTCCGGGCCGATGCGCGCCGCCGACGCCAGCGCGCGCACCGGCGCCACCGGCAGCGTCGCCCGGTCGCCGCGCGGCCATTCGCGCACGCGCCAGCGGAAGCGGCGCGTCAGCAGCGCCTTGCCGGTCATGTTCTCGACCGTCGCCAGGGCCGCGCGCATGTAGCCCTCGAGCCCCGGCTCCTCGTGCCCGGCAAAGCCCGACGGCAGCCGCAGGTGATCCGACAGCGCGGCCAGCGGCAGCGCCTCGACGGGCGGCGAAGCGAGTTCAGTCAGCATCCCGACATGTCTCCGATCCAGAAGTTCAGGCCTCGACGCGCAGCAGGAAGCCGCGCGTCAGCACCCGCGCCGCGCTGGTGCGCGCGCGGCAGGCCACGTGGTAGAGCCGCCCCGCCAGCCCGCCCGCCAGGGTCACCTCGCTGCGCGCGCCAAGATCGCGCACCGCCGCGACGCGCACGCCCTGCGTGTCCAGCTCCTGCGGAATGACGAACCAGCCCGGCGCGCCTTCCAGCGTCTCGCCGGGCTCGAGCGGCCAGTCGACGACGAAACGGCGCATCTCGGCCGCAGTCTTGGTCACGAAGCTGCTCATCGCATGCTCCTTGGCTTGAGACGACGAAAGGGCCGGCGCCCGGCCGGTCATGGGCGCCGCGCGCCCGAGCGGCCCCCGCGCCGCTGACGGGAGGGAGAGGCGCCTTGCGGCGCGGCGCGGGGGCCTTGCGCGCCGCCGCGCCCGGGCGGGCGAGGCGGCGCGTCCGGCAAGCCGGGGCGGGGTCTCGCCCCGCCCGCGGCGTCACGCGATGTCGAACTTCAGCAGCTTGATGGCCGAGAAGTCGGTCACGTCGCCGCCCACGCGCTTGGTGGCGTAGAACAGCACATGCGGCTTCTGCGAGAACGGGTCGCGCAGGATGCGCAGGTCGGGCCGCTCGGCGATGGTGTAGCCGGCGCCGAAATCGCCGAAGGCGATGGCGTAGCCGCCGGCCGTGGCGTCGGGCATGTCCTCGCAGATCACGACCGGGTAGCCCATGAGGCGCGAGGGCTCGCCCGCCGCCAGGCTGTCGGCCCACAGGAAGCGGCCGTCGGCGTCCTTCATCTTGCGCACGGCGCCGGCGGTCTTCGAGTTCATCACGAACACCGCCTTGGCGCGATACTGCGCGCCCAGCGCATACACCAGGTCCACGATCGCGTCGGCCGGGTTGACCGAGCTGAAGTCGCCCACCTCGTTCGTGGTGACGTAGCCGATCTGGCCCCAGGTCTCGGTCCCGTTGGGCGCGGTCGGATAGCTGAGGATGCCGCGCGGCTTGTTCACGCCGTCGCCCGAGATGAAGGCCACGCTCTCGGCGCGAGCGAACTTGTCGGCGATGCGCCCGGCCAGCCAGCCCTCGATGTCGAAGGCGGCGTCGTCCAGCAGCCGCTGCGAGGCCTTGGGCATGGCCGACAGCTCGTGCAGCGGGATCGAGATGCGCTCGATCTGCGCCGAGCCGGTCTCGGCCGCGGGGTCGGTCTCGGTCGCCCAGCCGCTGCCGACATCGCCGCGATCGACCAGCACGTCGAAGCTGTTGGCCTCGACCTGGACCACATTGGCCACCGCGCGCAGCGAGCCCGCGCCCGTCAGCACGCTCTGGATGCGCTCGGCCGTCTGCGGGTCGACCAGGTAGCCGCCCTCGGCGTTGACCGCGGTGGTCAGGCCCTTGCGCTCGATCTCGAGCCCGCGCAGCCCGTCATCCTCGCCGGTGCGCAGATAGGCCGACAGAGCCTTCTTGTGCGCGGGCTCGGCCTCGGCGGCGCGGCTCAGCGCGGGGCGGGCGGCGACGGCGGACTTGCGGTCGAGCGCTTCGATGCGCTCCTCCTGACGCTGGAAGCGCATCTTCATTTCCTCCTGGAAGGCGTTGAACTCGTTCAGAAAGCTCTGCACGGCGGACTTGGTCTCGAGGGCGCCGGCGTTGGAGATGGTCATGCTTCGATTTCCCTGGATCTGGTTGAGGAAGACAAGGTTTCGGCGCAAGGCCGGGCAAGGCCCGGCCCGCATCCCGTTCGGGGCGGCGAGCGCCCCCGCCGCCAGCCCGGCGCGCGCGCCGGAGCTGGGGCCGTCTCGCGCCCGGGCCTCACCCGCGCAGCTGACGTCGCGCCTGGGCGAAGGCCTCGGCCAGCGCCAGGCTCAGCGCATCGGCCTCGGGATCGGCCTTGGCCTGCTGCGCCCGCGCCTGGGGCAGCATCGGGAAGGTGACCAGCGACACCTCCCACAACTCGATCTCGTGCAGGATCCGTCCGCCGCCCGGCGCCCGCGACGAACGCACGGCCCGGTAGCCGATGGACAGCCCGTCCACCGCCCCCGCGCGCAAAAGCGCCAGCGCCTCGGCGCCCTGCCGCACCTCGGGCATCAGACGGCCGCGCACGAACAGACCCTTCTCGTCCTCGCGCACTTCGTCCCACACGCCGATGGGCTGCGCGGGATCGTGCTGCCACAAAAGCTTCACCGACCGTCCCGCGCCGCGCAGCGCCGCCAGCGAGCGCGCGAAAGCGCCGCGCTCGACCACGTCGCCGCCCTGGTCCGTCGCGCCGAAAAGCGAGGCGTATCCCTCGATCGCTCCGTTTTCCGCGACGGTCGCCGCCTGGTCGAAGGCGACGTATTTCGTCTCGAGTCCTTCCAAGGCCCGCAGCCCCCAAGGGGCGGGCGTCATCGTTGCCTGCATCCGGTTTTCCCCTGAATTGCGCGCGGCCAAGGCCGCGCCCGGCGGGCCGCTAGCGCGCCAGCCCGCCGATCAACATGGCCGCGAACTGCCCCGCCAGCGCCGCCGCCACCGAGAACACGGCCAGCCACATGCGCCGCTCCATGCGGTCAAGGCCGCTCTCCACGTGCTGAAGCGTGCGCTCCAGCGCCGCCCACCGCTCGTCCAGCACCCGCTCCAAGGCCTCGACCCGCGCATGCGCGCTGTCGAAAGGCTCGTAGAGGTAGCGCGAGCCAGGCGTGCGGCCGCGCAAGCTCGTATGCATCACGCCGCCGGCGGCAGGCCCAGAAGCGCCCGCTTCTCGGCATCCGTCAGGAAGTCGGCCGCGCTGACCCGACGCCACAACGCCTCGCGCTCGGGCGCCAGGGCGGGAATGGCGTCCATGTCAGGCGTCAGCTCGAGGCGCTCGCCCATCTCCTCGCCCAGCCAGGCGGCCAGCGCGCCCGACACGCGGCGCACCAGCGGCAGCACCGTCTGGCGCCAGAAGGCGCGGTTGGCCTCCTGATAATTGGCGTAGGTGGCGTCGCCGGGCAGGCCCAGCAGCATCGGCGGCACCCCGAAGGCGATGGCGATGTCGCGCGCGGCGGCGGCGCGCGTCTCCTGGAACTCCATGTCCGAGGGCGAGAAGCCCATCGGCTTCCAGTCGAGGCCCCCTTCCAGCAGCATCGGCCGCCCGGCGTTGCGCGCGCCCTGGTGGTTGGCCTCGAGCTCGGCGACCAGGCGGTCATACTGATCCTGCGTCAGCGTCGCGCCGTCGGGCGACTTGTAGATGATCGCGCCGGAAGGCTGGGCGGCGTTGTCGAGCAGCCCCTTCGACCAGCGCCCCGCCGCGTTGTGCACGTCGATGGCCGCCGCCGCGGCCTCGAGCGGCGACATCCCGTAATGGTCGTCGAGCGGATGGAAGCTTTTCAGATGCAGGATCGGCCGGCTTTCGCCCATCTCGAAGCGCACCTTGCGCGCGCCCACCGCGTATTCATAGGCCTGCGGCCAGCCGTCGGGGCCCGGCACCACCCGCATGCGGTCGGGGCGCAAGGCGTGCAGCTCGGCCGGCGCGCCGTTGCTCATCCGCCCCGCCGCTTCGACATAGGCGTCGCCGTGCAGGATCAGATGCCCATAGAGCGCCTCCATGAAGGCCGCGCCCAGCTGGCCCGGATTGGGCGCGCGCAGCAGCCGCCGCACCGGGTGATCCTCGAGCCGCCGCTCGCCGTCGGTCAGCACCAGCGGCGCCGAGGCGGCGGCCTCTGCGATCATCCGCACGCAACGGAACCCGATGACGTTTCCGGCGAAGCCGTTGCGCGTCAACGAGACCTTGTCCCGGGGCGACCAAGCCACCCGCCCCGAGCTCTGATAAGCGATCACCGGCCCCGTCGCCGAGGCCTTCCTTTCGTCCGGCGAGGCCTTCGCCGTCCGCAGCCAGTTGAACACCATGTCGCTTCCTTGCCCTCCGCATGCTCGTGAATGTCCGGCAGGCGCGAAAAGGCCCCGGCCCCGCGCCCGGAGCCGGGGCCGCGCCCCACGTCGATCGTCCTTGCCGGGCGCCTGGGCGCCCCGCTCATGGCGCGGTCAAAGCCGCCGCACGCGCGGCGCGCCGCCCGCGCTCAGCATCAGCTCGGTCACCGCCCAGACCAGCGCATCGACGCGGTCCGGGCTGCCCTCGGAGCGGTCGCCCGTGAAGGCGCACATCTGGTCCTCGAGCGCCGGGAACAGGCCGCCGTGACGCACGCGCCCCTGCTCGTAGAGCGCGGCGACCGGCTCGGCCCGCGCCGCCTTGCCGCGCGTGGCCCGCACCGCCCGATAGCTGACCAGCGGGTCCACCTGGCGCACCAGCGCCTCGACCAGATCGCCCCCCTGGTTGACCTCGGCCACCAGCCGATCGGCCTCATGCGCGTGATAGGCCGCCACCGCGCGCTCGGCCCAGGCGCGCGGCGCCGCGCCCTGCACGCTGGCGTCCTCCAGCACCCAGGCGACGCCCCGCGCCAGCCCCGCGACGACGATCCCGCACTCGTCCGAGCCGGCCTTGCCCGTCACCGGCGGGTCCACCGCCACGACGATGCGCTCGAACGCATCGGGCGGCGCCGCGCGGCCGCGCTCGATCGTCGCGCGGGTCCACAGCGCGCCCGGCGCCTCGGTCAGCAGCTCGCCCATCAGCTCCTGCCGGCCCAGCGAGGTGCCCTTGAAGCGGCGCTCGACCGCCTCGATGAAGCCCGGCGCCAGGTTGGCCCGGTTGGCCTCGGTCGGCGCGTGCGTCACCACCGTGTCGGGCGCGCGCATCAGCTCGGTCAGGAGCGGCACGCGGCGCGGGGTCGTGGTGACGATCTGCTGCGGCGCGTCGCCCAGGCGAAGGCCGAACTGGAGCATGTCCCACACCTCGCGCGCATGCTTCCACTTGGCCAGCTCGTCGCACCAGGCGGCGTCGAATTGCGGCCCGCGCAGGCTTTCGGGATCCTGCGCCGAGAACAGCCGCGCCTCGGCGCCGTTCGGCCAGACCAGGCGCTTGCGCGTGACCTCGTAATGCGGGGCGCGGTCGGGCGGCGAGACGGCGCGGATGCCGCTTTCGCCCTCGACCATGACCTCGCGCGCCTGGTCGAAGGTCTCGGCGATCAGCGCCACGCGCCGGCGCCGCCCGGGCGCAAGCGGCGTCGGCCCCTCGACCATGCTGCGCACCCATTCGGCGCCGGCGCGGGTCTTGCCCGCGCCGCGCCCGCCAAGGATCAGCCAGGTGCGCCATTCGCCCGGCGGCGGCAGCTGATGCCCCGGCAGCGCCCACACATCGAAGATGTATTCAAGCGCCCGCAGCGCATTCGGGCTGAGCTGCGCCAGAATCCGCTCCTGCTCCGAGCGCGGCCTTGAGGCGAGCCAGCTTGCCCAGGATTTCCCTTCTGGCGGCGCCGAGGTCCAGCTCTCCTCGGCCGCGCCCGATGCGTTCGGCGATCTGCTTTTCAACTCGCGCCTCGAATTCCATCAGCTGCGACAGGGTCTTGTTGTGAAGCTCGACCAGCTTGCGCAGCCGGTCGTCATCGGGCAGCGCGGCCAGCCCCGCGCCCAGGGCGCGGATCTCGGCGGCCATGATCTCGGACAATTGCCGGTAGAGCGCCCGCGCGTTGCGCAGCGCCTCGAGCGGGCGGTCGCGCAACCTGCGCCCCGCCGCCGCCATGTCATGCGTGTTCAT